AAACGAAACAGTACTAGTTGAAAATCCTAAAGGTAAGCAAGCTCGAGTAGAAATAGAAAAACTCATTAACATTATAGAAACACAAAAATGGACCATTTCAGCTAATGGATCTATGTTTAAAACTGATCGCGAATCTACTTTAGCAACTATATTGAAAAAGTGGTTCCAAGAACGAGTTGACTATAAAAACTTAATGAAAAAAGCATACAAATCAGGAGATAAAGAAAAAGGTGAGTATTACCATTTGATGCAATACACAATGAAAATTCTACTTAACTCACTCTATGGTGCTACTGCTTTACCTTCATTTAGATATGGAATGAGCTTTTCTATCTTAAGTGAAGCTATTACATTAAGTGGATGGAGAATTATTCAAGAATCTGCTTTAGCAGCAAATCGTCACATGAACAAAGTAATTAAAGGACAAATAACGCTATGAAAAAACCTGATAATGTAGCAGATAATCCAAGTCTTTTACCCTATGCCAGTAATGTTGGTGCCCCTGCTATCCGTCCTGAAAACACAGATGATTGGAAATTTAGAGGTATTTCTAAAGTAAATAAACAAATTAATACTAAATTCAATGAGCTTAAAGAAGAATATTTTAAGTTGATAGAAGAATATAAATGGAATGAATTAGTTTATCAATCTAAATTTTCTTATGAACCTATAATAGGTGAAACTTATCATCTTTATATGGGGAAAGATGGAAATCTTTTTTTATCTTTAATAGCACCTAATGAGTGGAATAAAGAACATATTGGTTCTTTTAAATTAAACAGTGAATTAAAATGGATTAAAGTATGAAACATTTAGAGGAAACACCTTGGTTTGTTTGTGATGAAGGAGATACTAACTTTTGTGCCTACATTGACACAGATTCTAATTACTTTAATGCCGAACCACTTTTAAAATATCTATACCCTGATTTTGAATCTTTTGATGACGGAAAAAAAGATGAAATACTAGAGGAAATAGCACTTAAATATCAAAATATTATAACTGAACATTATAATGTTTTAGCTAAAGAATGTTTTAATGTGCCTGACTTTATTGGAGAGGAAGAGCATAAACACCGTTTAGAAATGAAAACTGAGTGTGTTATTCGCTCAGCTTACTTCAGAGCCACAAGACGATACGCTCAGTGGATTACTAAAAAGGAAGGTATTACTAAAGAGGAACTAGACATTAAAGGTCTAGAGTTTATGAAAGCTAATTTCCCTCCTATCTTTGGAGAGTTCTTTAATAGCATATTAGAACAAGTACTAAAAGGTGCACAACATAAAGATATTTTAAATCAAATTAAAACCTTTAAAAAGCAAGTACTTAACGGAGAAATATCTATTAACAAATTAGGTAACCCTACTTCAGTTAAAAAGTTAGAAAAATACACAACTAAAAAACCTAGAGCAGGAGAAGTATTTACGCAAATAGAAAAAGGAGCACCTGCTCCCGTTCGAGCAGCAACTCGATACAATGACTTATTAAGATTATGGGGTTTAGATAAAAAACACAATTTAATAACTATGTCTGATAAAGTTAAATGGATCTATCTAAAAGATAATTCATACAAAATAGAGGCTCTAGCATTTCTAGATTACGATATGCCAGATAAAATTAAACAGTTTCTAGATGCCTACGCTGATAAACAACAAGTGTTTGATAGCATCTTGTTAAATAAACTTGAAGGTTTCTTTTCTGACTTAGGGTGGTCTTTAGATTTGAATCCCCATCTAAATTCATTATCTTCATTTGAAATTTAAAATATATGATACACAAAAATAAGTTACTAAGTTTTATCTCTAAGTATTATCTTAATGGTTTAAATAACCAAGTCAAATGGAGAATTAAGGACAGTAAACTAATAGTTTACGGAGGAACAGCAGGTAGGGTTTGCAAGGTTGAACTAGACAATTTTCCACTAGAGGATGGAGAACTAGGGATATTTGATACTCATAAACTAAGTAAGTTAGTTTCTATTACTAGTGGTGAATTAATGATTTTAACTGAAAAGATTAAATCTATATTTACCAAATTACACCTCCAAGATGCAAATTTTAACTTAACGTATTCTTTAGCTGATGTTTTAATCTTAGGAAAAAACACTTATTACAATGATCCTGAAAAATGGATTGTAGAAATTGATTTAGCAACTGAAGATGTTGATAATTTAATTAAGGCTAAAAATGCGTTAGCTGACGTAGATAACATGCTAATTGCCACTAATAAAGATTTGGATGGCAATTATACGTGTGAATTTATCTTTGGAGATAACACGGGATTCTCAAATAAAATCACGTATCAAATTACGTTGGGCTCAAACCCAATTGAAGAATTTCAAATCCCATTTGATTCAAATGTTTTAAGAGATATTTTATCTGCCAACAAAGATCAAGACAGATGTACACTAAAGTTATCTCCTGAAGGTATTTTGAAACTAAACTTCTATTCAGATGATCTAAATAGTGAATATTTTGTAGCAAGAAATGAATAACTTGGCTTTCTACAATATCTTTATTATATTTAGGCTGTATTTAAAAATAAGTTATAATGATCAGAAAACGTAAAACTCTCCAAACACTTAAGGATTCAAAACTGGAACCCTTTTTCATTACTGTAGACGACTATTGTTTTACAATAAAGGAAACGGTAACACCAGATACTACCCACTTTAAATCAAATGGTGGAACTAAAGAATATGAGCGATCTTTATTCTATTATCCTAGCTTAGATACAGCTTTGGTTAAAATTTCTGAATTGAAGGCAGGTATGGGAGATTTTAATTCTATGGATGAATACTTAAAAAATTATGAAACTATTAAAAACGAAATAAAAGAATACACACATGAACTTAGAAGCATTATTTGATGCCGTTATAGTTAAACCACAGGAAACTGAGGAAACTACATTTGGAAACATCATTGTACCAGATTTGGGCAAAGAAAAAAACGAAACCGCTATTGTTATAGCAGCAGGACCCGGTAAGTATTCAGTTACAGGTAATTTTATCCCCAGCACTGTAAAAGTGGGAGATATAGTAGTATTGCCTACTATGGGATTTACAAAATTCCCATTTGATAACGAAGAATATTATGTAGGACCAGAAAGTCAAATTTTAGCAAGAATTAAAACCGAAGGATAATGGGAAAAGAAATAAATTTTGGAAACACAGCTCGTACCGAGCTAATGAAAGGAATTGATGTTTTAGCAGATGCGGTTGTAACCACTTTAGGTCCTAATGGGCGAAATGTTGTAATCGCAAATAATGGTATTCCACAATCTACTAAAGATGGTGTTACTGTAGCTAAATCTATTACTCTTAAAAACGCTACTCAAGAAGTAGGTGTACAACTAGTTAAACAAGCTGCTATTAAAACTGCAGAAAAAGCAGGAGATGGTACAACTACCTCTACTCTTTTAGCTAGAGAAATGGTTAGAGCGGGTTTGCAAGCTTTAAACAATGGAGAAAATGCTGTTGAAATCAAAAGAGAAATTGATAAAGCAGTTGACGCTATTGTAAGAAATCTAAGAGAAAATATCTCCGAAGATATTTCCTCTGAAGAACAACTAGAGCAAATTGCTACTATTTCCTCTAACAACGATCCTGAAACTGGAAAATTGATTGCAACTGCAATTGAAAAAGTAGGTATGGAAGGAGTAGTTCACATTGAAGAATCTAGAACTGGAGAAACATATCTTGAAACTGTAGAAGGTATGCAATTTGACAGAGGATACAAATCTCCATACTTTGTAACTAACAACAACAACATGACTGCAGTTTTAGAAAATGCTGTAGTGTTGATTGCAGATCAAAAGTTTACACAAGTAAAAGAATTGCTACCTATTCTAGAGGCAGTATCTTCACAAGGTAAATCACTTTTGATTATTGCTGAAGATGTAGATGGTGAAGCGTTAGCTACTCTCATTGTAAACAAAATGAGAGGTATTATGAAAGTATGTGCTGTTAAAGCACCTGACTTTGGAGACAGAAGAAAATTAATTTTAGAAGATATTGCAGTTACAACTGGTGGTCAAGTATTCTCTAAAGAAAAAGGAATGAAACTTGAGAAATTCAGTTGGGACTGGTTCGGAGAAGCAAGAACAATTACTATAGATAAAGAAACAACCACGATCGTCGATGGAAAAGGAAGAGCTGAATCAATTGAAGCACGTATTGAAGAATTACAACAACAAATCAACAAAGCACAAACCCCGTTTGAAATTGAAAAACTCCAAGAAAGACTGGCAAAGTTCGTCGGAGGAGTAGCTATTATTCACGTAGGTGGAGCTACTGAAACCGAAATGAAGGAACTTAAGGATAGGGTAGATGATGCACTTCATGCAACAAAAGCCGCTATTGAAGAAGGTATTGTACCTGGTGGTGGAGCTGCTTTATGGTATGCTCGAGAAGCTCTTATGTATCCTACCACAACAGGAGCAAAAATTGTTTACAAAGCATGTGGTAAACCATTTGAACAAATTCTAGTAAATGCTGGATTCAGTTCAACTGAAGCCCAAATGGTAGGTTTACAACTTGATCCTTCTAACACCTGGTTAGGCTATAACATTAAGGAAGAAAAATGTGTAGACATGAAAGAAGCAGGTATTATTGATCCTACCAAAGTAACTAGAACAGCTTTACAAAATGCGGCCTCAGTTGCGGGTACTATTCTTTTAACCGAATGTACAGTTGTAGATGAACCAGAAGAAGAAAAATCAACTCAAATGGACCCTATGATGGGCATGATGTAAGTTATGGAAAAAAAGGTTGTTGAAAAAAACATCTTAATCGCTCGGAGAATGCCTCCGGGCGATAGATGGAAACTAGAAATAGAGGAAGGAAAGGAAAAAATCCACGGTTCTTTAACTGAAGCTTTAGAAGCGTATATGGTACTAACTGGCTTTAGAGGTGAATATAGGCTTGCTCCCATGAAAAGTGAGTTGTATATTATACAAAGTGAAGAACAAGAAATAAAACCTGTACCTGAAAAGAAATACTCTATTTATGGCGAATACTAAAGAACATAGTTTATTTGTAGAAAAATATCGTCCTTCTAAACTAGAAAATTATGTGGGTAATGAGCACCTCAAATCCACAATTTCTAAATACCTGGAACAAAACGATATTCAAAATCTTATATTTTATGGTCAAGCAGGAGGTGGCAAAACAACCTTAGCTAAATTAATCGTTCAAAATCTTAATTGCGATTACCTATACATCAATGCTTCAGATGAAAGAGGTATTGAAACAATACGAGACAAAGTATCAGGGTTTGCAAGTGTTGCTTCTTTTAAACCATTAAAAGTGGTTATATTGGATGAGGCAGATTTCTTAACTATTAACGCCCAAGCCTCACTTCGTAATGTAATCGAAACATTCTCTCGTACTACACGTTTTATAATGACTTGTAACTTTGTAGAGCGTATTATAGATCCTCTACAATCAAGGTGTCAGGTAATTAAAATTGTGCCACCATCTAAAGGTGAAGTAGCTGCTCATATTGCAGATATTATGGAGAAAGAAGGTGTTTCATTTGAACGTGAAGATCTAAAAACTATTGTAAATCAATTCTATCCCGATCTACGTAAATGTCTTAATACTATTCAGTTATCAATTGCACATGATAAAGTAAAAGGTGAAGATGATAAATGGCTTAGAATAGATAAATCAATACTTGTATCTTCTAACTACATAGATAAAGTAATTGATGAATTAAAAAAACCAAAACCATATTTTAACAACATTCGACAAACGATTGCGAATTCAAATGTGGAAGATTTTGATGAATTATTTAGAGCATTATACGAAAAAGCTTCCGAATATTTACCTAATAAGGAAGGAACAGTAGCTATGCTAGTAAATGATCACCAATACAAAGCTAATTTTCGTATTGATAAGGAAATTAACGTCATGAGTTTAATACAAAATTTAATAAACAACAAATAAAAATGGAACAACCACAACTTAACATCGATTTAAAAAATACCACAGGAATTCAGAATTCTGAAGGTGGGAGTGTATTTCAACAAGGTCTTATCCTAAGAAAAATCTCTAAATTTATTGCAGGTACACCTGAAGATGCAATTCTTCCAATCCCTGTATTTTATGATCCTCATACATTTAAAATCTTTGGAGAAGCATTACCTAAAGAATTGCGTGAAGAACTTAAAGACGAAAGTATTTAATGAAAAACGTTTTTGATTGGTTAAAGGAAATCAATTCTATAAAATCCCATCCTGATACATTTACTAATCAGGATTGGGATATTTGGAATTCTTACATGGTACACCGATTCCTAAGTATGAATCCAGAATATATAGAATTAGTAAATGAAGTTCAATCACTACCTCCATCCAACAAAAAGCAAATATATTCAATCTATAGAGAATATATCCCTAAAAACAATAAATGGTCTAAGTACGTTAAATCTAGCAGTAAAGAATTTGATAAAGATCTAGTTTTACAGCTAAAAAAACACTTTAATGTTTCTGCTCGAGAAATAAAAGACTATTTAAAAATTTTAGATAAAAAAGAAGTACAAAGTATTTTAAATAAACAAGGTTTAGAAGAAAAAGAAATTAAAAAATTATTAAAATGAAACCAGAATTGTACGACATGCTCCTTACCCAAGCAATGGCCGAAAGAAGCAAAGCAATGTTAACTCTTAATCTATTATCAGAACATCCTGCAGGTATTGGAGATCATTCAACTAAAGATTTTTATAGTAATGCTGAAGAAGCTCTAACTATGTTAGTAGATGCAGATGATAAAATTGAAGCATTGCAAAAATATTTTAAATCTAAATCTAAATCTATAATCTAATGAGCGATTCTATAACTGCTTACTACGATAGAGAAAGAGATAGACAGGACAAATACGTTCAGTCTGTAAAAGAAAAATTTGAACAGCGTTCACAAACTGGAATTAGAAAATATAATACTACTCTAGAAAGAGAAGATCTAGATTTTCTAGATTGGTTAAACCATCTCCAGGAAGAACTAATGGATGCTACTTTGTACATAGAAAAACTAAAAGATTTTGCCCAAAAAACTTCCTAAAATAGTTAAAGAAATCCAAAAAGCTACTCCACCACCTGTGAACTATGCTTATCAAAAAGGAATTTCTTTCTCTCAACTAACCATATTCAACAACTGTCCCCACAGATGGAAACTGCAGTATAAGGATAGAATTAAAGCATTTACTTCTTCTATCCATACTGTATTTGGTACTGCAATGCACGAGGCTATCCAAAAATATTTGGATGTAATGTATGCTAGTAGTGGGGCTGAAGCCGATAGACTAGACCTAGTAGAAATATTTCAGGAAAAGTTTGTTGGAGAATATAAAACCCAATACACATCAAACAACAAACAACATTTTTCCTCAGCAGAGGAAATGAGAGAATTTTTTGATGATGGAGTAGAAATTCTAAACTGGTTAAAGAAAAAACGAAACAAGTACTTTTCTAGAAGAGGATGGTATCTAGTAGGTTGTGAAATACCCATCGTAATTCAGCCAAATAAAATGTATAATAACGTATTATACAATGGATTTTTGGATGTTGTGATGTACCACGAACCAACTAATACATTTAAAATTCTCGACATAAAAACAAGTACTAGTGGATGGAGAGATAAGGAAAAGAAGGACGAAAACAAACAATTTCAACTAATATTATACAAACATTTCTTTTCAGAACAATACAATGTCCCTATTGATAACATTGAAGTAGAATTCTTTATTGTTAAACGGAAAGTAATGGATTGGGACGACGAGAAAATTTTATCTCCACATCAAGCTTACAGAGTACAAACATTTGTTCCTGCTAGTGGGAAAATTAAAGTAACTAAGGCTAAAGAAGCTTTAAATAACTTTATAAAAAAATGTTTTAACACCTCTGGAGAGATAAGGGAAGAAGAATATCCAAAAGTTGTAAGCAAATGGAATTGTTTGTATTGTCCTTTTAAAGAAGATAAGGATAATTGTGGAGAAGGAATTATTTTCTAACCTTTAGTATATATTTATAATATATAAGTATATTAATATTCACTAAAACAATTATTTAAATTATGGCTAAAGACCTAACTTTAACAAGTGTAAAGATTCAAACAGATTTGTTTGAAAATTTCAAAATCGAGTGTGTAAAACGAAAATTTAGTTTTCAAAAGCTTGCTGATCGAGCAGTTTATTTGTATCTTACGGATGAAGATTTTCGTAAAAAAATTACAAACCAAAACCTTACTGAACTTTAAAAATAAAATATGAATAAAAGTTTTGATTATATCCCAAAGGATAAAAGAAAAAAAATCGTTTTAATTTGTGATGACATTAGAGTTCATTCTGGAGTAGCAACAGTTGCTAGAGAAATTGTTACTCATACTTGTCATCACTTTAATTGGGTTAATATTGGGGGTGCTATTAATCACCCAGATCAAGGTAAAAAATTAGATCTAAGTGCGGATAGTAATCAAATAGCAGGTATTGATGATGCTTATGTTATGATGTATCCTATTAATGGATATGGTGATGCTGATTTTTTACGTCAGGTAATTAAAATGGAAAAACCTGATGCTATAATGTTAATTACGGATCCCAGATATTTTGTATGGTTATTTAACATTGAGCAAGAAATTAGAAAAAATATTCCAATTGCATATTTGAATATTTGGGATGACTACCCTGCTCCTATGTACAACAAACCTTATTATGAGGCTTGTGATTTGTTAATGGGGATTTCAAAACAAACTGTTAATATTAATCAACTAGTTTTAGGTGATAAAGGTAAAAACAAACTGTTTAGATATATTCCTCATGGTTTAAATCACAATGTTTATAGACCAATAGAGGAAAATGATCCCGAACTAAAGAAATTTAAAAAGGAATTCTTTGGAAAAGATGATCCAGATTTTGTTCTATTCTTCAATTCCCGTAACATTAGAAGAAAACAAATCCCAGATGCCATGTTGGCATTTAGAGCATTTTTAGATAGTTTACCTAAAGAAAAAGCTGATAAATGTAAAATGGTATTGCATACTGAAGAAGTAAGTGATCATGGTACGGATTTGAGAAAAGTTAAAGAATATTTCTTTGATGAAAGTTACCCTAATGCCGTTAAATTTTCCACTCAAAAGTTATCTTCAATCCAACTCAACTACTTGTACAATATTGCAGATGCTCAAATATTGTTAACTTCTAATGAAGGGTGGGGTTTAACCCTTACAGAAGCAATTTTAGCAGGTACTCCAATTATCGCTAACGTTACAGGTGGAATGCAAGATCAAATGAGATTTGAAGATAAAGATGGAAAATGGTTTACCCCAACTGCAGACTTCCCTTCAAACCATAATGGAACGCTAACTAAACATGGTGAGTGGACATTCCCAGTTTTTCCAACCTCTAGATCAATTCAAGGTTCTCCTCAAACACCTTATATCTTTGATGATAGATGTAAATGGGAAGATGCAACTGAAAGAATTAAGGAACTTTATAACTTACCTAGAGTTGAACGTAAAGCAAGAGGATTAAAAGGTAGAGAATGGGCAATTGGGGAAGGGGGATTTACTTCAGAAAAACAAGCTGAAAGAGTTATGGAAGCGTTTAATGAGTTATTTTCCACTTGGAAACCTAAAGAAAAGTACGAGATTACCAATGCTACAGAATACAAAGGAAAGTTTTTACCACATAAAATTTATTATTAATGAGCAAACCAGTTTTTGTAATTAGCAGCCCATACGACACTTATTCAGGGTATGGGGCTAGAGCTAGAGATATTATTCAAGCAATTTTAAATCTAGACAAATATGATGTAAAACTTTTACCTCAAAGATGGGGGAGTACTGCATGGGGATTTTGTGAAGATAACCCTGAATGGAGCCATCTTCATCAATATAGATTAGATTCTCCTAATTTAAATGCTAAACCTGATATTTGGATGCAAATTACCATACCAAATGAATTCCAACCAGTTGGAAAATATAATATTGGGGTAACAGCTGGGATTGAATCTGATTTGTGTAAAGCTGAATGGATTGAGGGTTTAAATAGAATGGACATGAATTGGGTTTCTTCTAATTTTGCTAAACAAACCTTTGAAAATAGTAAATTTGAAAAACGAAATAAACAAACCAATGCTGTTGAGGGGTATGTTCAATTGGAAAAACCAGTTGAAGTAGTATTTGAAGGAGCCAATTTAGATGTTTACAAACATATTGAGCCTAAAGAAATTAAAACTATTAATTTAGATGAAATTAAAGAATCTTTTTGTTACTTATTTGTAGGTCATTGGATGGGTGGAGATTTTGGGCACGATAGAAAAAATGTGTCTCTATTAGTTAAATCCTTCTATGAAGTATTTAAAGACAAACCCCAAAAACCAGCTTTAATTTTAAAAGCTTCAATTGGTATTGCCTCTTATATTAGCAGAGATGAAATTTTAGATAGAATTAAAGTTATTAGAGAGTCTGTAAATTCTACTAATTTACCTAACATTTATGTTCTAAACGGAGAATTTAGTGACGGGGAAATGAATGAATTGTATAACCACCCTAAAGTAAAAGCTATGTTATCCTTTACTAAAGGAGAAGGATATGGAAGACCTTTACTAGAATTTAGCTTAACAGGTAAACCTATTATAGCCTCAGGATGGTCGGGTCATACAGATTTTCTAAAACAAAACCTAAGTACCCTAATCCCAGGAGAACTAGAAAATGTTCATCCTAGTGCGGCTAACGATTGGTTAATTAAAGAAAGTAAATGGTTTAAACCTAGTACAGTTGAAATTGGAAGACACCTAAAAGATTCATATGCCAAATACAAGCAATATGTTTTAGGTGGAAAGCAACAAAAACAATATTCTAAAAGTAACTTTAGTTTTGGAAAAATGCAAGAACTAATTTCTACTATTTTAGAAAAAAATGTTCCTGACTTTCCAAAACAAGTAGAATTAGTTTTACCTAAACTTTCTTTACCTAAACTTAAAAAAATAGAATAATATGAGCTATGATAATTTAATTGAATGTGGGCGTTGTGGAAGTGATGCTTGCTACACCCAAGAAATTACTCCTGAAGTAAAACTAGAATTTTGTTATGGATGTGGATTTCAATCTCATTCACTTATGAAACCAGGAACTGAATTCTTTACTGAACAATTATCTCTACTTCCAGATTTATACAAATCTTTACTAGAGGAAGAAGAAGAAACAGGTAAAGTTTGGATGCCATCTTTTATCAATGTAGCAGAAAAAGGAATGGTATTTGCAGATGGAACAGGTAGAAATAATTGGAGATGGGCAGGAGTAAAATCTGTACCTGTTTCTAAAGAAGAAAAGAAAAAATACAAAGACTCAAAGTATAGAGCAGACATGACTACAATAAAACACTTTGAAGAACGTGACTTTATGGAAGCTTTATCGTATATTGGGGTGTTACCTGAATAAAATAAAAATGCAAAGATTCTTAGAAAAAATATCTTGGAAATTTAGAAGAATTAATATATCTTTTTCCCTCCTCCATATTGACTGGAGTGGGGGATCAAGCTATTTTGGTTTTAGTATTTTTAAAATAGTGTATAATCTTAGAGCTTACTCATTATTTGAAGTAGTTTTTTTATTACCAAATAAAACAACACATAAATATTTTCATGTATATTCTTGGGATTTTTTGTTCCTACGAGGATATTTGGGTATGTTAGCTGAAAAATTATCTGATAGGGAGATTTGGAATAGAAATAAATTGACTAGTTGGGATAAGTTTAGATTAAAAATTTTAAATAAAATACTATGAAGATAAGTTATGCTATAACAGTTAAGGATGAATTAATTGAGTTAGATAAACTTTTATTTAAACTTGAAAATCATAAAAGAGATGAGGATGAAATTGTAGTTGTGTACGATAGTGCAAATGGGGGAGAAAATGTAAATCAATATTTAAGAGCTAAAACCGTTAACAAAAGTTTTTTTAGATGGCATGCATTTGAATTCAAAAATGATTTTTCAGAGTTAAAGAATTATTTAACTAAACAATGTACTGGTGATTATATTTTTCAAATAGATGCCGATGAATTTCCTCATGAATATCTAATTTCCATATTACCTACCATACTAGAGTCAAACGCGGAAACTGAAGTATATCTAACGCCAAGAGTTAACACTGTAGAAGGTATTACTCAAGATCATATTCAAAAATGGGGATGGAAAATAGATGAAAATGGTTGGATTAACTACCCTGATTACCAGTGGAGAATTTGGAAAAACAAACCTGAAATAAAGTGGATAAATAAAGTTCATGAAAGGTTGGATGGGTTTAAAACTTATGTTACCTTACCACCACAAGAAGAATTTTCTTTATATCATCCTAAAGATATAGAAAGACAAGAAAAACAAAATAATTACTACAATCAATTATAAATTATGGCAAACGGAATATATAAGATAACCGAAGACTTTGAAAAAGCTCTTTCAGATTATACAGGAGCTCCGTATACAGTAACACTTGATAATATGAGTAATGCTTTATTTTTAGCATTATATTACGAAAAAAATATTAAAAAAAGTATTACAGTAGATAAAATTACAATTCCCAATAGAACATACCCTTCAGTTCCTTGTGAAATTATCCATGCTGGACTTCAGGTTGATTTTGAGCAAGTTAAAGGGAAAACAATTAAAGGAATGTATCCTCTAAAAGGCAGTAATGTTTGGGATTCTGCTTTAAGTTTTACAGCAGGAATGTATAAACCTAATCAACATCTTTGTATTTCTTTTACGGGTCCATATAAACACTTTAAATTATCTAAGGGTGGAGCAATTTTAACAGATAATCATGAAGCATATTTATGGTTTAAAAGAGCTCGTTATAGTGGTAGAAGAGAATGTTCATACCATGATGATAATTTTGATATGTTAGGTTGGAATTTTTATATGATGCCTGAATTAGCAGCTCGTGGGTTACTTCTTATGAATCAATTTTATAAGGGTGAAACTCCCAAACATAATGAAGATTTAGAAATGCCATATCCTGATTTATCCAAATTTCCTATATACACCAAGTCGAATGGATAAAAAAGTAGCAATTATGCAGCCCTATTTCTTCCCATATATAGGGTACTTCCAATTAATTAATTCAGTTGATGAATTTGTTATATATGATAACATACAATATACTAGAAAAGGATGGATAAATAGAAATCGTATTTTAGTTAATGGTAAAGATCAATTATTTACTTTACCTATAAAAAAAGATTCTGATTATTTAAATGTTGTAGAAAGAACAATATCTGATACTTGGGTTAAAGAAAGAAATAAGTTATTTAAAATAATCCAAACATCATATATTAAAGCTCCATATTTTGAAGTAGTAAACAAATTAATTGAAGATTGTCTTTTAGATAATGAACTTAATTTATTTAAGTTTTTATTAAATAATCTTAATAAAATTAATACATATTTAAATATCCAAACACCTATTGTAGTATCTTCAAGTGTTGAAATTGATCATTCTTTAAAATCTCAAGATAAAGTTTTATCTATATGTAAAAAACAAAAAGCAAATACTTACATTAATGCTATTGGGGGGGTAAAATTATATTGTAAAGAAACTTTTTTAAATCAAAATATTAATTTAAATTTTATAAAATCTGGAAATATAGAATATAAACAATTTACTAGTAATTTTATTCCATGGTTATCTATTATAGATGTAATGATGTTTAATTCTGTGGATGATATTAAAAAATACTTAAATAACTATACTTTAGTATGAAATGGAAAAAATTAGGTCAAATATTTGACCCTACAGTTTGGAATGATGGAATAGAAAGATCTTGGATGAAAAGTCATTCCCAAAGCCCTAGTACAATTGTATTTGATAATTTTATACGAGTGTTCTTTTCATGTCGACCTTACCCATCAGATAATGGCCAGTATGTTAGTTATACTACTTACTTAGATTTAGATAAAAAGGATTTAACTCAAATTATTAATGTAGCAAATCAACCTGTAATGGAATTGGGAGAGTTGGGAACATTTGATGAATTTGCTATTTACCCTACATCAGTTATTGAAAATGATGATAAATTGTTATTATACTATGCAGGGTGGACTAGATTGCAATCAATTCCTTATACTGTTTCAATTGGGTTAGCAATTAGTGATAATAAGGGTAAAAGTTTTACTCGTTATGGTAAAGGACCTATCTTAACTAATTCTCCTTTGGAGCCATTTGAATTAAGTGGACCTAAGATAAGAAAGATAAATAATAAATGGTTTATGTATTACTTAGCTGGTGAAAAATGGCATATCCCCACAGATCGTCCTGAATCATTATACAAAATTAGATTAGCATTATCTGATGATGGGATAAATTGGGTTAAACTTAATAAAGATATTATTCCTAGTAAATTAGAAGAAGGAGAGTGTCAAGCAGGACCTGATGTGTTTTTTAAGGATAACCAATATCATATGTATTTTTCATACAGGCATAGTTTTGATTATAGAAATAAAAATAGGGGTTATAGAATAGGATATGCTTACTCTGATAACGCAATTGATTGGGTTCGTGATGATCTTAAAGCAGGAATAGGATTATCAGATGAAGGATGGGATTCAGAAATGCAACATTATCCTCATGTGTTTGAAGTAGAAGGACAACATTATATGGTGTATAATGGTAATGATTTTGGGAGATACGGGTTAGGTTTAGCTAAATTAATTTAAATAATGAATATACAAGGAAATAAAGTAATTTTAAAAGCAATTGAAGAATCTGATTTAGAACTATTACATCAGTGGGCAAATGATCCTGCAACCCAAGATATTATTGGTAATATTCATTTTCCTAGTTCAATAAATTATCAAAAACAATGGTTAGATAAATTGCAAAAAGATGAATTAAACCAACGTTTAGCTATTCATACCGAGGATGATGGAATTATTGGGTTATCTAGCATTATGAATATTGACTGGAGGAATAATCATGCTTGGCATGGAATTGTATTAGGAAATAAAGATATACGTGGAAAAGGATATGGAATTGATACAGTTATGGCTACTATGAGATATGCTTTTGATGAAATGCATATGGAAAGATTAGATGGTTCAATTATTGAATATAATTTAGTTTCCTATTCATTATATTGTAACAAATTGGGTTGGAAAGAAGAAGGTAGAAAGAAAAACTATTATTTTAGAAAAGGTAAATATTGGGACCAGATTATAGTAGGTATTACAAAAGAAGATTATTATAATTTAGTTGCTAAAAATAATTATTGGAATGAAAAATAGAGATTATAACCTAGAATTGAAAGATACTTTAGACCACAAATATGCTTACAATTTTGATATAGATGTAATGCATCCTTATATGATAAAATCATTTGGATCTTTTTATGTATCAGGTAGTGTCTTAGAATTAGGGAGTTCTAAAGGTGATTTTACAAAACATTTATTACCTCATTTCGATGATATAACATGTGTTGAAGCATCTAATGAAGCAATAGAAATTGCAAAAGAAGCAATTGGGGATAAAGTTAAATATATTAATGGCTTGTTTGAAGATATATCTTTAACTAACAAATACGATAATATTGTATTAACACATGTTTTAGAACATATTACAGACCCAGTTTCTGTGCTGAAAAAAATTAATGATGAATGGTTATCTGATACTGGAGTGTTCTTTTTAGTGTGCCCAAATGCTAATGCTCCATCTAGACAAATTGCAGTTAAGATGGGTTTAATTACTCATAACAGTGCTGTAACACCCGCAGAAAAAGAACATGGTCATCAAATTACTTATACTTTAGATACCCTAGAAAGAGATGCACGATTAGCTGGCTTGAATGTTGTTCATAGATCAGGTATATTTTTTAAAGCACTAGCAAATTACCAATGGGACCAGTTATTAAATACTGATATAATCTCAAAAGAATACTTGGATGGATGTTATAAATTAGGCCAACAATACCCAGATTTATGTTCAAGTATAATGTTAGTTTGTAAAAAGGGTTCAATATGAAAATTAACATTTACTATCGCCACGCTGTAACTAATAATTCTGGGAGATATAGACCATCATGGTTTAGTTACGAAAAATGTTTTAAAAACCTTCTTAGGACTATAGAAGGATATGATAGCATTAATTTAACTCTGGCTATGGATGGAGATATTAATCAAGATTTTACTAAAAATTATCAAGATAAATTTACTCTGTTTTCTACCAATTATAAATCAAGTTTATTCTCATACCGTGCTCTTTTAAAACATATTAAAGAACAACCTATGGAATCTGATGAGTTAATATACTTTCTTGAAAATGATTATTTACATACCGATAATTGGGTAGATAAAATAATTAATTTATTTTCTACATACTCAGGATTAGATTACATTTCATTATATGATCACAATGATAAATATTTTTTACCGATGTACGATAATTTAGTTTCTAAAATTATAACTACTAAGACTCATCATTGGCGAACTACACCTAGTACTTGTGGCTCATTTATTATAAATAGAAAAATATTTGAAGAAGATTATGATGTGCAATCTACTCACGTAGGGGATCATAATACTTTTTTATGGTTAAATGAAAACAGACAAAGATTTGTGTTTACTCCTATTCCAGGATTATCTACACACTGTATGGAGGGTTTAATGTCTCCTACTATTGATTGGGAAAAAATAAATAACAAATAATAAATAACAAATGAAAACAATTACTACTTTTGAAGAATTATCATCTGATTTAATTAATTCTGGAATTACTATGGTATGGAAAGAATTATTTGACATGCCCTTAAGACACTTTGAAAAGATAGATAGTGTAGAAGGAGATATTGTGGAATGCGGAGTATGGAGAGGAGGATACCTAATTTATCTCAGCCATATGTTCCCAGATAAAAATGTTTGGGCGTGTGACTCATATGAGGGATTTCAACCACTAGATAAAACTAATTATAAATTTGAGGGTGAAAGACATACACCTACATTTACTCATGGGGCTAAGGGTCCTTTAGCTATTAGTTTAGAAGAAGTAAAACAAAATTTTAAAAATTATGATTTAGAAACTCCACGAATTAAATTTTTAAAAGGTTTTGTTAATGAAACTCTTCCCACTTCAGGAATTGAAAAGATATCTTTATTAAGGGTGGATGTTGATGCATACTCAGCTACTTTAGAAGTATTAGATAATTTATATAATAAAGTCCAACCTGGAGGGTATATCATATTTGATGATGCTAATTTAAAAGAATCATTAGAAGCTATTAAATTTTTCCTAAAAAGAGAAAATTTACCTCTAGAATTAATTAATCCTTACACCGATCAACCTTATTCACTAGATTACCCAATATGTTCTTCAGACTCTGGATTTGAGGCCGGGTCATATATAGTAAAAAAATAAATCATGATTTCAGTTATAATCCCAACTTACAAATCACCAGAAGTTCTTGATTTATGTCTAAAATCAGCTATTGAAGGGCAGGTCAATAAAAACCAAATAATAGTTGTTGTAGATGGTTTTTATGATATAAATAAAGAAGTACTTGAAAAATACGGTGAATATATTAGTATTCTCAATTTGGAACAGAATGTCGGCCTGTGTCGAGGAACAAACTTAGGCGTGTATAATGCCGAGTATGACCGTGTACTTATCGTTAATGATGACAATGTGTTTCCAAAAGCCTGGGATATAATTTTAGAAGTAGCATATAATCCAAACTCTGTTATTTCACCCAACCAAATCGAACCACGTCCAAGTATGTTCCCACAGTTTATTATTACGGACTTAGGTACAGACTCTAAAACATTTGATTTAAGAGGATTTTGGGATTATTCATATCAGATATCTCAAAACCTAACGGAAGATAATGGTTCCACACTTCCTATCTTTATGTCAAAACAAAAATATATAGCTTTAGGAGGGTGGGATGAGAATTATGAGCAGGGTATGGTTGCGGATTGGGACTTCTTCCTAAAATGTCAGTTAATGGGTTTATCTATGATGAGAACTTATAACTGCCATTTCTACCATTTTGCTTCAGTATCTGTAAATGGAGAGAAAAGAAATCAGGCTGAAATGCAAGGACATGAATATGCCCGATATAAGTGGGGCAGCTATATAAAACATAATCCTCAAAATAATTTAAAATATTTGTAATATAATTTGGATTCCTGAGTTTTTCCTTTTATATTTATAAAAAGTTAAAAAGGTTACATATGAATCTAACAATTAAAAAAACAAAAACAATGGAAATGATCCCTTGTTCTAAATGTGGCAACGACATGCCTGAACTTAGAAAAATGAAATTTGGATACGACTTTTGTATCCAATGTTCAGACAAATATAATCTAATAGGTAAAAAAAGAGCAATTACTGTTCAAATGGGAGAAGGTGACCATACTTGGAATGAAACTATTATCATGAGTGAGAAAGATTTTCTAGAGTATGAAAAGCAAGAAGAATTAGCTTTACAATTAATAGGAAAAAAGAAAGCTCATAAAGCTGAATTTCTTTCTTTTGATGGGGAAACTCCTATTTCAGATAAATTAGTTGTCAATTCTAGAGAAGACTAAAAGTGCCTCAACCTAAACCACTAAGCAAAGCCATGATTGTGGCTGCGCATGCTAAAACCCAATCTAATTTGGCAGCAGCGCGTTATTTGCATGTTTCATATCAACATTACCGAAAGTTTGCTAAAATATACACAGATGAGGCAACAGGTAAAAGTTTATTTGATTTACACAAAAATCAATGTGGTAAGGGTATTCCTAAATTTCTAAAACAAAGTAAAAAAGAACCTGCACTTCTAGACATTATAGAAGGAAGAGTAGCATCATCTCACTTCCAACCTGCTAAACTTAAGTATAGAATGATAGAGCAGGGATATTTATCAGAGGAATGTACTCAATGCAAATTTAAAGAACGTAGGGTTCTTGATTATAAAATACCTTTACTTTTACATTTTAAAGACGGAAATAATTCAAACTGGTCTTTAGAAAATGTAGAGTTACTTTGTTATAATCATTATTTCCTACTAGTTGGGGATATATTCAACGAAAAAGATCTTAAATATATTGAATCACATCAAGAACAGTACGGAATTTCGGATGCTGTGAGTTGGGAAGTGGATGATTACCACCTCCAAAGATTAAAAGAATTAGGTTTACATGATGACGAAGATGATGTTAACCAGTATATTTCAAGAATATGAATTTAGATGATAAACATAAAAGAATAAAAGAAGACTATGGTAAAATAAAATCCTCCCACCTTGAAAGATTAGGAACAACAATGTTGAAAAACGAAGAAAAGTTCCGTAAATTAAAAGACAAAAAAATTAATAGCAACTTTCTTAAACATTTTTGATATGAAATTTAAACATCATTTAGTTTACGATAATTCGCAAGAAATTGAATATATGTTGAGTGGGGGAGATTATAATTTATCACGTTTAGTAGTAGACACCACTCTTGAAAATCTTACAACAAGAAAAAAAGTAATACCCATAGTTTCAATATACGCACAGGAAGAAGAAATGTTTTGGGATCTTACATTAGATAGAGAGGATATGGAAGAGACCTTAAGCAAAAACCTCAGCATAATGGAAAAATTTGAAGATTATGAGAGATGTCAAGAAATAGTTAATGGTATAAAGTTTATTCAAAGTAAAAAAAGTAATGGCAACAAAACAAAAAGTAAGCGTTAGCTCGTTTGCACCCAAAAGAACTAAAGTTTCAAGACCTGGAGTGCATGCTAAGACCAAAAATTCTGGTACTAAGCATAACAAAAACTACGCTAAAGCTTATAGAGGACAAGGAAGATAATATTTAAACATCTTTTTGTTTTCTTTGCAGTTTTTTAATAATCTTTTTGCAGAAAGCCTCTCGCGAAATGGTAGGCTTTCTGCTTTTTTGTTCGTAAATTTACATTGTTGAAAAATTAAGAAATATCAAAACTATGAGAAATAAAAATCAATCAATTTATAGAGCAATAGAAGAATTGCGTAAAATGAGTAACGCCGGACTAATTGACGGAGATGATTTTTTGCTTATATTCCTTAGACTAAAGAATCAACTCCAACCAGAACAATCACTTCCTTCTTCACTAACATTAGCAGATTTGGAATGTTATGATTTCCAATATTATGTAGGTCACATTGCTGATATGGATGGAGACGGATGGGTTAACCAAGAAACAGCAGAATTAGTTTTGTTAGAATATAATGCAGGTGTAAGATGATAAAATATAAACATACACATTCACATTTACCCCCAGTTTTATTTACTTCCATTTTTAATGGTAAAAAATATATTGTACCTGGATGGAAAGAAGTACACCCCAATACTACAATGGAAAACATTGAATGGGTAAAAGAAAAAGTAGTAGTTAAAAAAACAGAAATTGAAACATTCGAGTTCCCATCCTCAAGTGGTAGTGAAGTTTATATTGCTAAAAAATATACTAACCCCAATGGATCTATTAAATTCAGTTGCAATTGTCCTGGTGTATGGCGTTCAGCTGATAGAAGATGTAAACATATAAAATCATTAGAAATAAATGGCTAGATCAAGCGAAAGACTTAAAGCATCAGTTGGAGTAGTATTTACAACTTCTACCCAAGCAAACCCTAAATATAAAATTAAGGTATTCAAAAATAAAACAGTAGATGAATTGTTAGACTGCAATTTTGATACACCTGGTATCCCTCTAAAAGCGGATATTAAAGAAATGGTAGTGGGAGATAATCTTATAAATATGCTAAAAACAAAGTATAAGATTAAAGCTTCTTAGTATTTATTATAAAATGTTTGCTTCTACTCTCATCTCACTTTTATGTCTTATTGTAGTAATATCTATAATAAAAAAAAGACAAGAAAAACGAATTAATTGGTAATCTCATGAGTAAACTATCAACAAATCTAGTACCTATTTTAGAACAATTACTTGTAAAAGAAATTGGTGAAGCAAGCATTCCTCCTTTAAAATGGGAACAACTAACCCCTACTAGATTTAGATTTGAAATTTACATTGAAGATGAATTTAACTATGTACAAGTAGAATTTGAAAGAGGTGGGGACGCTGCAAAAGAATTTTTTCTCCCACCTGCTTACAGAAATGTAAGATCTTTTTATAATGTAGGTTTTGATATTGATGGAACTGAAACCCAATACGCAAAAACTAAACTAAAAACCCTATTACAAATTATGTCTACAATGGTAGATATAGTGAAGTTTTTTATAAAAACTAGACAACCTGATGCCTTATCTTTTATGGCTACAGAAAAAAATAGGGATAGTAATAATATGCAAAAATCAAACTTATATCAGGCATTTATAAAAAAAGGAATAAGCTCTATACCAGGTTATACTAGTGATACTTATAGAGATTCTTATCTTGTTGTAAAAAATTCAATATCCCGCTAAACTTTTTGCAGAAAGCCTCTTGCTAAAAATTTGGCTACCCGAGAAACCGTTCGTAAATTTACATTGTTGATTTAAAACGGATACAAAAACAAAAAAAAAATAATGGTTATGGAAAAGCAATTACTACACACCTGTCTTTACAAAGCAAAGCAGTCTTTCAAATTAGGAAATGAAGAATCAGCTCGTGATTTTTGCGACTTAGGAATCGCTTATATTGCTGACAAGAGATTAGACGGATATGGTCCTGAAGATTTGATTGAGGGAATTAAAGTGGATTTGTGGTTGGAAAGATTTTGGATGTTTTTGGAAAATAAAAATTTGTTAATGTGATGGGAGAAAAGAGAGGTAATACCGGAAAATTAGAAAATCCGTATAACGATAATGGTGTTCTAGAAGTATACCATGAAGAAATAGAACAGTGGATTAGAGTAACTTCTCGAGAATTTAGATCTTGGGGAGGAAAAAGAAGAATAACAGAGTATAGATATCCCTATAGACAACCTACGGAGATAAATATTTATGAATATACGGGTCCCGTATTTGAATATCTTACAAATAAAATTATAAATAAACCAAGTAAGGGAGTGAATGGATCTCGTCCCCAAACTAAATCTACATACAGTGAAAGAATTTGAATTTATGAAAGGTGAAATAGAAGTAAGCAAAAGAAAAGCTGCATTCACTGAACTAAGAGACTGGTGTGTAATGTCTGTTGGTTCTAAAACAGAAGATAGAGGGGATTTTATTGAAGTAACTGAATGGTCTAATGGAGAAGGATATGATATTTTCATTTCAGATGGTTCAGGAGAAAGACAATTTAATCTAACCTGGGGTCAATTTGAAGCGCTTAAAGCATGTATAAAAAAAATAGATAAATAAAATGGAAGTCAGAACATTAGAATCAGACACACGAATGCGATTTTTATTAGGAAATAATCCTATGGGGGAGATGATAAAAATTGTATCAAAAGAGTGTAAAAAAATTGAAAAAAAGAAAGGTTATGGAAAACAAACCCAAAACAAAGGATAATAGACCTTTGAGTCAAAAAGTAGGATATTTTTTAGAAGGACTACTATTTTGGAAAGGTAGACCTAAGGGAATGATTTATACTAGAGATATAGATTTGGATGATATTCGTGGAATATTTCTTCCAGATGGTTTTGAGGAAAAGTATAGTTATTTAGGATCTGTTCCTTATAATGAAGATAGTGAGGTATTTAAAGCTATGTATCCACTTGTTTTGGCTATGGATTATGAAGCTAAACCTAAATGGTGTCCAAGGTGGTTTTTGAGATTCTTACATTTGTTTGGTAACGATAAATCAATTGTTAGAGTTAGAAACTTTACCTTACATAAACTGCATAGAAAGTTAACTAAAGGCATTATGTTGATTGATTATAAGACTAAATGGGAATGGTATGATTTAAGAATTTCTATTTCAGCTCCTAAACATTTACAAGATCTAGCAAGCGCAATTGAAAACGATTTCTACTCTAGGGGTAGACAAGAGGAGATTGCTGAAAAGATATTAGAGCTAGATCCTAAAGCAAGTATTATTTGGGGGAGTGTTGATAGACTTATTAAGAAGTATAATGAACTTGTAGATAAGAAATCAAAGCAGAATAAATCTCTCAAAAAAATGATGGAAGAAGATGAAGACCTGGGTTTATATGATAATTAAATGGAATATTATTTATTAGTTTTAATCTTTCAGATATTATTTAATATTTTCAAAGTATTAGAAATAAAATATACTTATGAGAATAAACTTAGGTTATTATTATTTAATTCTGTTTATATAAATTTAATTTCTTTAGCATCCGTTTATTGGTCACTTGACCTGTTATTTGCGGGAGATTGGTGGGTTATTCCTTTTTATATAGGAGGTAGTGTATTAGGAAAGTGGATTGCAATGACACAGGTAGAAAACATAAGACATAACATTTATAAATTATTTGGAAAATAAAAATATGAACAATATCGATAGACAGTATCAAAATCTCCTAAAAGACATCTTAGATAATGGTGTAGAAAAAAAAGATAGAACTGGAACAGGCACTATCTCAGTATTTGGTAGACAAATTCGCCATAAAATGAGTGAAGGATTTCCTTTACTTACAACAAAGAAAATGGCATGGAAAACAATGGTAACAGAATTGATTTGGTTCTTGCGTGGAGATACCAATATCAAATACTTAGTTGACAATGGTTGCCATATTTGGGATGGGGATGCTTATAAAAACTACGCAGCCAAAACATCTCTTGATGCAGATGGACAATTTACAAAAGAAGAGTTTATCAAAGAAATTAAAACCAATAATGAATTTGCTAAACAATGGGGTGAATTAGGTCCTATCTATGGTAAACAATGGAGAAAATGGAATTACCAAAGTAAAAAGAATCATTATGTTATGGCAGGTCAACCTACTCATTATAACATTAACATTGATCAAATTATAAATCTAATTTCTGAACTTAAATCAAATCCTGATAGTAGAAGATTGATGGTGTCAGCTTGGAATGTTGGGGAAGTGGAGAAAATGGTTCTTCCACCTTGCCATTATGGGTTTCAAGTTTATACTAAAGAAAAAGAAGGTAAACGGTATATTTCTCTAATGTGGAACCAACGTTCAGTAGATACATTCTTAGGATTACCATTTAATATTGCTTCCTATGCTTTGCTATTAGAGATTATAGCTAAGGAAGTAAATATGATACCTGATGAAATAATTGGGAATTTAGGGGATGTTCACTTATATTTAGATCATATTGAACAAGCAAAAGAACAAATCAGTAGAAAACCATTTGATTTACCTAAATTAAAAATGAATCCTATATTCTTAGCTAATTTGGAACATAAATCATTTGATGAAGCTATTAATGGAGAAGTTAATTTTGAATTAGAAAATTATCAATCACATCCTGCTATTAAAGCACCTTTATCTAACTAAATTATGACATACGAAAATTTTTCAAATATAGTAGAAACATTACAAAAACAAAGTGATTTGATAAGTGATTTGTATACTAAGAAGGTAGACCTACTTGAGTTTTCAGATCCTTATGATGCTATCATTCGTATTCTATTAACAGAAGTTTATACTGCAGAAGGTTATGATTGGTTTACTTGGTTCTGTTATGAAAATGATTTTGGAACAGGTACACTAGATGCTAATGATGAAAATGGACCTATCTGCTATGATGTAAAATCTCTTTGGGAATTCTTAGAAACTAACTATAATAAATCATGAGAAGATTCTTAATTTTACTTACACTACTTACTTTTATTACAGGTACTATAGGTGTCTCTAAATCTACAGAAGATAATCTTAGACTCTTAATAGAAGAGTTTGAAGGTATTAAGTTGAAAGCTTATAGATGTCCTAAAGGAATACCTACTATAGGAATTGGATCTACTAGATATGATGATGGAAGTAGAGTTAAATTAGGAGATGAAATATCTCTTGACTATGCTGAAGTGTTGTATGAAAGAGAAGTAGATAAAGTAAGAAAGGAAGTTGATCAATTAGTTATTCCTAATCTAAATAAAAACCAAGAAGATGCTTTAGTTAGTTTTGCTTACAATGTAGGTATTACTGCTTTTAAATCTTCAACTTTATTAGAAAAAGTGAATAAAGATCCAAGAAGTAATTCCATAAAAAGAGAATTTATGAAATGGACAACTTCAGGTGGTAGAAAACTTCAAGGACTTGTTAAAAGAAGAAAAGCAGAAGTTGATTTATATTTCTTAAAAACACCAAACTATGCAAGTAGTTCTAACTCTTAGTAAAGATATTGTCCCACACATAGCAGATTTGATACTTGGTGGAAAACTTGAGGGAGGTTATTCAATTGACTATGCTCTAAATGCACTTGTATCATCTCTAAACGGAAAAGAAATTGTTATTTACAATTTCACAAAATATTTTTGGTTGGACAATAGATGGAGTGGATATAAGATTGATAATTATGGAACAAAAATAGTAATAAACTTTATTTAATAAATGCTACACTTAGAAGAAAAAGTAAAAGATCAAATTTACAATATAATTTTAAAATCAAATGGTATTATAGTAGGTGAGTTTGTTAAAGTAGACGGGTTCTATTATTTTGCTGAAAATGATAGTAGAACTTGGGGATTGTGGTCAGAAGAGTTTTTAAAGAGTTTGGTATCTGAATTAGAATTACTAAACAAAGAAGCAAATGATGTCATAAAAGCAGATTACATAAATTTTCAATAAATGATAATCTACTAAATTCATATTTATTAGAAAAAATATGAAAAAAATTGAAGCGTTATTTTTATCAGATATTCATTTAGGTACTAAGGGTTCAAATGCTGACGGAGTAGTAGATATTCTAAAGCAATTTAATCCTAAGTACCTATTTTTAGTAGGGGATATTATAGATGGGTGGATGCTAAAAAGAAAATTTAGATGGTCTCAATCTCATACTAATGTTATAAGAAAAATGTTATCATACTCTAAAAATGGAACCAAAATAATTTATATTCCCGGGAATCATGATGAATTTATGAGAAATTATATTGGGTTAACTTTTGGCAGTGTAGAAATACATAATGAATATATTTGGAAAGATACTCTAATAACTCATGGGGATTTATATGATGGGGTAGTTCAGTTAAAGTGGTTAGGTATACTTGGATCTATAGGATATGATTTAGCTATTTCAATAGATAGATTTTTAAAAAAATGGGGTGTTAGAAGATCATTATCTAAATACTTAAAATCAAAAGTAAAAGAAGCAATGAAATTTATAACACAATATGAAATGGAATTAGTGAGGCAAGCTAAAAATAATAAATGTTCAAATGTAATATCGGGTCACATTCATTATCCTGAAGATAAAATGATAGATGGGATAAGATATTTGAATTGTGGAGATTGGATAGAAAATAATTCTTATATAATTTACAATAAAGGAAAATATAATGTTCACAAGTTTAAAGGATAAAGTAACTATTGTAATTCCTACCTACAACGAAGAAAAGTATATAGGAAAAACTATAGAAAGTATAAATTCCCAAGAAGGAATAGAAGGAATTAATGTGGTAATAGCAGATGGAGATAGTACAGATGATACTATAAAAATTATTAAATATTATCAATTCCAATGTAAAAAACTAAAAATAAAAATTATTAAAGGGGGGAAGGTAGCTAGAGGAAGAAATAATGGATCAAATTATGTAAAAACTAAATATACTCTATTTCTAGATGCAGATAGTACACTAATAGAAAAAGATAATATAAAATACAATATAGAAAAAATGGAAAGAGATAACTTAGATCTCTTAACATGTCAAATAAAAGATACATCTGGGGATATAAAATCAAAAGTAGTTTTTAGTTTATTTAATATAATTAACAGAATATTATCATCCAAAACTCCATTTGCCATAGGGGGATATTTTTTAACAGATACTTATAGATTTAGAGGAAATGGAATGTTTAATGAGCAAGTAACTACTTCTGAAGATTATTTGTTGTCAAAAAAATATAGCAAAGATAAATTCCATATCAGTAAAAAATACTATGGGCAGGATAACAGAAGATTTAAAAAAATGGGATATTTCAAAATGATAAAACTTTTGTTAGATAATTACAAAAATAGAAATAATATAGAACATTTTAAAAAAGAAGTTGGATATTGGGACTAAATTGAAGTATTTTCAAAAAATGCGCGAACTGTTTAGCGAAAGTTCCCTGCCGAAAGCTTGGCTTTCGGCTTTCTTGTTCGTAAATTTACATTGTTGATTTAAAAATAACGGTTATGAAAAAATTAGATGAATTAGTAAAGGGTAAGAGTTATATACACGTTAGTTACTATGGTAATGTTAGAACTACATTTAGGTATATAGGTAAAACGGATTCAAAAACACACACTATCGTTATATTAGATGGTAAAGAAGAAGGAGTTAAATCATTCCTTATTCCAACAGATCAAATTATTGAATATTAATATAAAAAAATAAAGGTTATGAACAAAACTGAAATTAAAAGACAAATCAATTATCGATTCTATCAGTACGTAAATAATAATTTTCCGGAATATGAAATTGATGGTGGGGAAGGAAATGGAAGAATATATTTAGTACCAAAAGAAGGTGATAATAGAGGTGATAATTCGATTGAATATCATCAATCCAGACATGATTTAGTTTGTTTTAATTGGGCATCTAAAAAAACACATGAAGACGTAGCTAAAATGCAATCTTATGTCTCAAATAATATTATTCCATTTATAACCTTATGTCTTAAATAATATTATGACACAACAAACAGCAGTAAATAACTTACATGAATGGTTTTGGTTATTCAAACACAAACTTGTAGATGATTATCCTGAATATAGTAAAACATTTGATTATATAATAGGGAATGCAGATGGAGATGGTGTATTGTACGAAGTAATGGAATTTGCTTATAGATACTTGCAAGTAGAAGCAGCATTGAGAGGTGGAGAAGATAATCTAACCATCACTAACTATTTGAAAGCTTTAGATTATGGGTATGACGAATGGAAAAAATAAAATTCTGTTTGAAAAACCTGCAAAGAGCGCGCGAACTGTTTCGCGAATGCTCCTTGCGTCTTGCTTGGTTTCCTGAGGGATTCAGCGTAGATTTACAGTGTTGAGTGTTTAAGGTTCAATTGATATAACACGGTGTTATATTATATAATAAAAAATAAATAATAATGGTTATGAAAAGTGTAATTAAAAATCAAATCAAAGAAGTAGAACAAAAATTATCATTTTTAGATCAAAAAAGAGAGGGTATTGATAAAGTTTATCAAGATCTAGAAGTAGCATTTATTACTCCATTTCTAGAACAATATAATATCTTATCTGAAGAATATTTTTTGAAATATTCATATAACTCATTTAGTATCAATGCTCTAAGAGATGGTATCTATAGAGAAGAGTTAGTTAGTTTTAGAATTCATGAACCATCCTATTCTTTTGGAGAAGAAAAAGAGAAAGTTATTTCAACTTCTTTCTATTCTACAAATTCAAATAGTGATTTTGAATTAAATAGAATGGTTATTGTTGGTAAAATAGGTCAAATGTTACTTGATAATAAAAGTAATATTATTGCAGGATGGAATGAATTGAATAAAAAATATGGTTCTGAAATAAAAGAAACTAATAATGAAGTATATGCTCTAGAAAAGGAACTAAGAGAACTAAAATTATCTCTAAGAGAAATTGAAAAAGAAGAAATGTATAATATCCTTAGTGAAGGAGTACATTTCAAAATGGATGATTTTGTAACATTAGATATTAATAATAAAGAATCTAGATATCTCTCTTATATTAAATTGTTATCTACTAAAAATAAATCAGTAGTTGTAAAATATATTGGTCATAGAAATGAAGATTTTACTACAGCAACTGTTAGATTGATGCATTTAGAAAGATTTATTATTAGATATTCTAATCTACTAGCTCCAAAAGAAGTATTAGCTTAATATATTATAAAACTTAAATATAAAAAACTATGGTTACTGAAATTATTCGAAAAGTATTTAATATTAATTCTGAAAGAATTAATCGTGATGGTGATCTAAAACCTACAGGTGTAAAATATACTATTAGGGGGGATTATGGGTTTAATGAAACATTTGAACATATTTTTAGGGAACGACTAAAGAGCTAAATATGAAAACTGAAAGAGATATTCTAGTATTAATTTCCGAGTTGGAAATGTGGATTTCACGTATTAAAAGAGAAAATCCTATTGAAGGCGCTAATGCTATATTGATAGTAAATGAAAAAATTAATGTGCTAAAATGGGTGCTAGATGATATTTAAAGAATATGATCAAGCAGTTATATACGCTGCTCTAAATGATATAAAAGGTTATCATGTAGCAGGGAATAAAAAAGGTGGTTGGTTAATACTAAAAGGGAATAAAGTAGTAAAAATAAAATGTCTAAACTAAAAAAGGGAGATACAGTACGATTTCCATTTGCTGGGACTATTCATATAGGTATATTTGAAGGTATTACAGAGGTAGAATATGGTTCAGTAAAGAGAACTTACTATAAATGCAAAACAGCAGAAGGTACTGTGTATCCTGTTGACAAGTCTTTAGTAAGTAAAATTTAAACTAACAATTTTTTTAAATTTTTTTTGAAGCAATTTCAAGAAACACACAAACTGTTTCGCGAAAATTCCATGTAATTTTGTTGGAGAACTGAGGAAGCGTTCGTA